ACTACCTGATGTCCGCACTCTTGATTACGTCAAGCGCGGTATCGACGCTACTATTGAAGCCGGTTACACTAGCGCTAAAGGTATGAGCAGCGCCGAAGCTAACGCTCTCAAACAATTGCGTAACGTATATGTTAACGCGATTGATGAAGCTACAGGCGGCGCGAACTCGCCTTACCTCAAGGCTCGTCAAGCATATTCTGGTGACATGGAAGTGCTTGACGCAATGCGCGCAGGTATGAATGATTTTAACAAACTCGATCACGAGCAGGTTATTGACATGATCGGCAAAATGGGCGCGGCTGAAAAAGATGCGTTCCGTACAGGTGTGGTGCGTGATCTTTACAGCAAGATCATGGATCCGTCAGGCAATATCAACGCCGCCCAACGCATCATCGGTTCGCCTGAAATGCAAGCTAAGTTACAGCCATTATTTGATAGCCCTGCTAAATTTGAAATGTTCAAGTCAGCGCTTGAACGTGAAGCGCAGTTGTTCCAACAATCCAATCGTATCTTAGGCGGCGCGGCTACCGGAAGACGCACTCAGGCACGCGAACGCTTTGAAGAAGGTCCAGGTGTGGGGGCTGCGGTTGCGGACGCCGTCTCGGGAGGATTTTGGGGGTCTCTGACCAACATGGCAGCACGCTTAGCACGCGGCGCTACGATGACTGATGAAGTTGCTGAGAAAGTCGGCAAGTTGCTCATGTCCAGCGATCCGCATGAAGTTGCGGCTGCGGTCAAATTGATCGAGCAGTATGAGGTTAAAGCCGCTGCGGGGGCTAAACGCCTTGGTAAAGGCGAAACCGGCGCTATCATGGGCACCACGGCAGCGTTCCCGCCTTCACCTATCGACACTAAAGCCGCGCCTGAAGACGTTGAGACTGACATTCAACTTGATTCTAACATCCCAGGAACCAAAATGATCGGTCCTGACATTGATGCGGACATCGCGGCTGAGAAAGAGAAAATGAAGTAAAATTCTCTACACTGTCTCCTTCACGAGCAGTTGCCAACCTTTAACCCCGCTCCGGCGGGGTTTCTTTTTGCTCAACGTCCATCAACACTTTGTTGCGTAGACGCAATATGATGCGAATATGGTCAGCGGCATCGTGTTGACCCTCGCGGTCTGCCCGAGCTATCGCGTTCAACAGTTCTTGTTGAGTCCTGTCCCAATGAAGTCCGGGTCCGAGCAGTGAGCGAATATACGCCCACGGCATCACACACCGCCCGCAATTTTGTTCCACTCTTGATTGAACAGCACAGGGTTGATCTTAGCGATCAGCGCCTGAGCACAGTCCAACCCAGTTTCAAGTGAAACAATATTTATGCGGCGGTATGAGTTATCAGCTATCATTTGATCAAGCGCAGAAAGTGTCCCGCGCATGATCCGTACTTCGTAATTGTCAGTGCCCACTTTCGGGTCGGCTTCAGCTGTTGAGAGCAAAGCCGAAAACAAAGTAAACATAGGCACACAGAATTCAACACACGACTCACCCTCTTGCGTCGTATACAGTTGAATTTTTTGATCAAGAATAGTTTTACGCATGTTTTCACGTGCAACAGCCTGAGCTATCGGGTTCAACCCGACCTGCTTCTTAACCCTTGTAGGGGCTATTTTTGGCATCAGAACTTTTCGTTATAAAACTTGCGTATTACTTCGGCTAATTCTTCAGTTTTGAATTCACCACCTTCGGCGCTTTTCACTTCGCCGATCCAGACCGTACCCGTGTTAGGCACCCGACCGGGGGAGATAAACAAATCACCGACTTGAATATGCCAAGGGCATTTAGGTTCAAAAGTTTCCATTATCGTCCTTCTTGTTCAATTAGTTCATTGACAATCCGCTCTTCATCTTTAGCGGTCATTTTGTTCTCAAGCCATTTTGCTCGATAGCCTTTACGGTCATAGATTTCAAACTCTACGTCAAACCAGCCTCCGTAGTAGTCTACGTCGCTAGCCCATGTGCCATAGTCTGGCTTTTGGTAATACCCGCCGACCATCTCTGCCTTGCAGGGTATGCCGCTTATACGCGTGTCAATCATTTGTACCTCGTCTCGTAAAGCCAGCGAGCCATGAGCAACGCCTCCGCACGGTCAGAGTGTTTCTTCAAGTTGAGCGGCGCTTCAGGGAACATGCGAATCGCGAGCGCCCTGCTCATTTCTTTGTCGCTAGTTAGTTTGAAATGTTTCTTCCATTGCGTCGGGGTCATGTAAACTGTTTCAAAACGACACCCCGCAATAGAAGCTCGGGCAGAGCCGAAGCTATCCCCGAGACTAAAAATAGAAGATGACCCCTGACCGGGCATAGCGTTCACCCGCTCAAGTGCAACGCACACCGCCTCCTCAGCGGGGGCGTGCCTCCTGAGCATAGTGATTAGCCCGGCAGGGTCTACTTCATTCTTTACAGCACCCGAGCCTTTAGCTACGATCGGCATATCTTCCACGGCTACAAAAACGCCGTCACGTAGAACGCCGATAGCGCCGCTGAGTCCTGGATCAATACCGATTGTAATCATAATGCCTCGTAATTCTCACAGCCCGCACGCTGGGCGTCCATGCTGAGAGTTTCTTTGTTGAGTTCGCATGTCCACGTTCCTGCCGGGGTAGGCGTGGCCATAGAACAAGTACGGCAGTGACGTAAGGGTTCAGCCTCACGAACGCAGACCGCTTTCATACTACAAAACTTACACCCGAAGCTGCTACCGTCATCACTAATACCGGCGGGGCGCAGACGCGCCTCGGTCAGTTTGATGATTTTCTGTTTCAACTTTGCTTGCGCTTCTTTGTCTTCCTTGACGCGCTCAACGTAGAACTGTTCATCGTCTTTGCAGACAGCGACGTAAAGTGCGCGAGTAAACCCGCCCAACGCCATGCTGATTTGAACCTGAGCATAGTGTAGCGGTTTAGACTCTTGAATACCCTTCTTTACGACACCGCTAAAGCTGTTCTTATTGTGCGTCTTGACCTCAAGAATATGCGGAGTCTTTTCAGAATCCGGTACGTCCTTAGTAACGCCGTCCACTTTAGTGATGAAGTGCCCGGTCTCGTCAATGAACTCAAACTGCTTACCATCTTCCTGTTTGTCCCAGACGGCTAACCCTGCGCGGCGCAAATCAGCCACGATACGTTCCTCCTGCAAGTGCCCCGTCTCAAACAGGCGAAGCATACGTCCGTCAAAACCTTCACGGGCAAACCCGCGCCAGTCAAGCCAGATGTGCCGTATACATTCTTCGCCTATAAAAGACGAGCCAAGCCGCCCAAGGTAGAGGTCAGTTGACGACTTCTCTTTCTCAATAGCAGCGTAGACCCGGTTAATGATCTCCTGCTCTGGTCTAGGCGGTATAGCTACCATTTAAGTTCTCCTGTTATAAGGCGGGGTGCTGATTTGGTCGTTAACGAGGTGAGGTAGAAAGCCAGAAAACCCCCCACATTGACATCCTCAGTCGCTGGCTTAACCACCCCTAAAATCAATCCCAAGGGTTAGCTGACTTACCTGCGGCGGGCGCGGCTGCGGCGGCAGGTTTAGCTGCGGCTTTAGGCGCTGCCTTGGCGGGGGCGGCTTCTTGGTTGAACAGGAACGCTTTGATGCGGTTGCTGTCAGCATAGCCGCCAGTACCTTTCTCAATACTCACCGCCGCGCTGAAAGGCTTGTCAAGCAGCTTGTCAGTATCATCGGCATCCGGCTTACCGCAAGCAGTAGCCCAAGCCACCATCTGCTGACGACCGATACGCTGAGCTTTCTCAGACGGGTTGTTGACGTTGAAGTTTTGCCACAACAGGCGGGTGGCGAACTCGCCCTTAACAACTTCAAACTTCACTTTGATGTAAGAACCTGTACCGGCACTAGTTGTTTTTTCTTCAGCTTCAACAGCTTTCAGAATGTACTCGCCCTCAGGGATAGGGTCATAAGAACCACCGGTAGCACCGGTGTCAGGGGTGACGTCAGAGACGTCGAAGCCAAATTTAGCCATGTTAATTACTCCTTCAGTTATTTAGTAATGGGAATCAATTTCTCGAGATTTTCGATTGTCATCTCAATCTCATCAGGACAGGTATACCGGTTCTTTGCAGCAAAAGCGGGGTTCTCAACAAAGTGAAGCAAACGCTCACCGGTTGTTACGCCTCGGTTCTTCTGGTTATTGAAACCGGAGTCAGACTTGCGAATGATCACCTTGAACGCGGCAAACGCAAGCACATCAGCCCACTCCTGCAACAGCGCATTGCAACGATTAGGTAGCTTTGGCTGATAGCGGTCGTAGGGTTCGGTGCGCGGGTCTTCAAACTTCACCACCGCAGCGTGAGCGATCAGCACGACGTTCATACGGCGCTTTACGCGCAGCACGTCCAGTCCTTGCAGTATCTCGCGGAACTCCTCAGCAACGAGCATCTGACCTTTGCCATAGGCAAGGTCTTTAGCATCATGCGAAGACTCCACGTTGCTCACGATGAGCGGCTCAATGAGCCAATCAACCGAGTCGATCACCACGGTCTTGAACGCATGATCCTCTTTGATGAGAGTCTTGATGTTCTCGACCACGTCCTCAACCTTAGCTGCACGCGGGAAGCTGGTAACATCCAACGAGTCTAGACCGTCCTCAGTGCTGATAAAAATCGGCGCTGGAAACTTACTAGCCAAGGTGGACTTACCGATACCGTGACCCCCGTAAATGCAGATACGGGGCGGTACATCTTGTTTACCTTTTCTCAAGGCATCTTGCCAGTTTGACATTTTGTTCTCCTTTCGTGGGTTAAAGCGGTTTGTCGTCCGCTGCTTCAAAATCGTCATAGTCGAGACCCATTTGACCAAAGTCCCAACGCTGAGGTAGGTACGAAAACGAGTTCCGGTCCCAGCTCAAAATATTGATGATGTCATCTTTCTCATTAACCACTGACATACACACCGCGCAGAGCGTGGGGTCGCCAATCATCAGCAGGTGGTCGCCCGCTTGCCATTCAGCCATGACGCGACGCGCCTTAGCTATCATACTCGTCGTGTCGTACGGCTTACGCGGGTTGCCAAACACAGCCCGTAGTGAACCATACTTTTTCGCATCTGAAAGATCTTTATGGTTGTCTACTTGAACCACATAGACAGTGCGTTGATTACCTTGTTCCATTTTTAACTTTCCTAGTTTTCTTTGGTGGTGGTGCCACTAGAGCGAGTTGCTCCGAGGTCAAATAATGTGCGCAGCCAACCGCGATGGCGATTTTGATCGCCTCTTTGTTATACCAGTTATAGTCAAGATCAAGTGGGTGAATCTGTTTATCAAGCAGGGTCATGCAGGCTCTAGCGCCTTCTGTCTTCGGTACTTTATTACCGTTCGAAGCATACTTAATCGGTTCAAGAGCAGCGTCGGTCGACTGATACCATCGTACAACTTTACCCAAGTAGAAGCTATTCTGCTGACCGCCACCAGTGACGTTCCGGGCGCTGATGAAGTCAGTGAATGGAGCATTTTTGATAGTTGTTTCAAACGGTATACCGCTTGCCAACCATGCTCCAACCGCATCCGCTGCAACTTGTGCCGTCGGGTTTTTCTTAAGAGAGAGTGGCGCATAAATGCCTTTCACTTTCAGCTTACGGTCGGGTTTGACCGCAATATAGTTGTTGACGTCTTTCATAGCGAGGGCGCGGTAATACGTGTATTCAAACGCGAACCCAGACACCTCACTAAATTTGTTAACTACTTTTTCAATCAGCTCTTTTTTCTCCTTGTTGAAATGAATTGCGATGCCATCAGTATTAGCTGATAGCGTCACAGCCCCAGCTCGCTCAAGCCACTCAATCAACATGAGCAGAGTGAACTGGCCAGTCAACGTAACCGCCAACATCAAGTCCGGCGAGTACAACACTGAGTAACGGCTAGCCAGCTTACCGAACGTGCCGTTCAGGGAAATCTTCAGCGTTGCGTCAGTTATCTTGTCGCCGTTGCGCTTTGCCTCGAGGCGGCGCTCGTAAATCTTGCGATACTCTTCAACAAACCGCTTACCCAACGCAACCGGCACAAAACCGCACTCAAGAATGA